GCATTAATTTTGTTGTTCATCTTTCTAAAAATTATTAATTAAACAATAAATCTGATAGCACCTCAAAATTATAACAAATAAATTGAAATGCGAAATATATTTTAGATTTTTATTCTTTTTCCATTTGCTCAGTATCTTCCTGATTAGTATCCTCAGTATCCTCCGTATTATAAGAACCTTCATTTTCGGTGGCTCCACTTCCCATTCCATTCATAGTTCCCGAACCAAGCATCTCCTGCAATTTTACTTGCAACATTGCTTGTTCAATCATATCCTCATCAATTTCCTCAAGTAATTCGGGTACATTTTGTTTACCCATGCGTTCCATCCACTCTCTGCGTGAACCGATTTTGAGTTGGCTTTCAAGTTGTGCTCTTTGCAAATCCTCCATTTTGTCTCTTGGAAATCCGAAAGCGAAAACAGGTACAATCTGCATTTCCGTAAGAAAGTTTTTATTTTTGGAAAATACTCTTTTAAGTCTCTCATCATTTGGATTCTCAATATTGAGAATTCTCATAATCATTGAATTTATTCTGGTAATTCCTTCTCCGTACATTGTAGCCTTTAAATTGGCTTGTTGTACCAGAGGTTGATATGTAATCTGCAATGCAGCCGCAGAAGTATTGCTTATTGCCTGTATTTTACCGAGTGCATTTTCAGGTACATCCGATAATTCGTGCATAGCCAATTTCAGGTCTCTCGCAAAATTTGTGGCCGCAGAAATATCCACATCCAAACCAAGATTAAATACATTAGCTTCCGCAGGTAATCCCGACCATATCTGACCGAGTCCTTTTTTCAGTGATTTTGCCGATGCACCCGTTATTACGGTTGTAGGTGTAACATGATAATCTATAACCGACTTTATTGTCTGCATCAATTCATTGTACACCTTATTTATCTTCAATATATCGTTTGCATCCGACTTACCATAATACCCCGCCGAATTTGGCCTATTCTTAATATGTATAACAGGGATAAAACCGTATTTGTTCTTATCCTTTTTCTCCTCAAATTTCTGAACATTGTTAAGTTCAACACCTTTTTGATACCATTCGCTTATGTGAGTTTTACTTATTTCCCTAACCCACATTTTATATCCGCTTTTAGTGGTTTTTGGGTCAAGTGTCTGCCGTATCCGTATAGATTTTATATCGTTGAAATCTCCATTATTGAATTCCGGGAATGTTTGCCTACTGTCATAAACTTCAATTTTACAGAATTTTTCGGTATCATCCCAATTAATTCCAATCCAACAATCTCCCGTTATACTTCCCATTTGCAACATTTCGTAAGCAACCGTTTCTTTTCCCGATTTACCCCAATGATACATCATGAGTTGTTCAACATCCTTTTCAAGTTCCCTGTCTATTTGCTCCGAATAAAAACTTTTTACCTGAAATGAGAATGCTTCCTCACCAAGTAAAAACATGATAACTTTATCTATGAAAGCCCTTATGTAATTGAATGAAAGCAATCCGTCATTGAAATCCTTGTAGTGTAACCCCTCATAAAATTTCCAAAACAGATAGTATTTTGTTACTCTGTCGAGTTCCCATTCACTGTCATTTACAATATTCTGAGATACAAAAGACCTCAATATTGTGGTGGCTTCTCCAAGTGGTTTAGCATCGGGATTCCAATGCTGGCTCATAGGATAACCACTGTAACTGTTATAATCTATACTGCTCATATTTAATAAGAATTTCTTTTAATTGCACCAACTACATCCTTTACTCCCTGATAAAGTGGGTTGTCCAAAACTTCCATTTCAAGAGTTTCCTCCTTTTCGTTATTTGCGGCTAAACATGCAAGTCCCAAACTATCCACATAATCATCGAAATAACCATCCGACTTTTCGCATACCATATAGGAGCCGTTAAAATATTTCTGACAGTTTTTAATCTGCTCCTCGAATTTTATATATTGTGAAGAACTTCTTACCGTCTTATTTGCCGGTATGATAATTCTTTTTGCAGCAATATCCGAAGTAAGACTGTACCACATATCCGACTTGCTTTGTGAAGTAAACGGATAGGGTTCTATATTTACATACTCTCCGCAAGCATAAATAAGTCTGTCAACAACGGGCTTACCAACACCCGTATAGTCAACAAAGATAGTGGAAATATTGTATTCCACAATAGCATCCAATATTGCATGATGTTGTATCTCGTAGTCAAGCCCTCCCAAGTCAACCCAATTTAGAATTTCCTTAGTTGGAACTTCAAAAATATCCTCGTTTTCAACTACTCTGACTATCGTAAGAACCGTGCTTGCAGGACTTTTACCAATATCCAATCCCGCAACAATGTAATCCCCGTCTTTTGGAACTCCGAAACCCTTTTTACGGTTAATCAATTTATTGTAATCGTTATCCGTAATGAGCATTCCACTTTCCAAATCCCAAATAAGTGCATACGCAAGTTTAAATTCCTGAGAATCCTCACCCCAACGACTTCGTTTTCTAAGTACATCGGCTTCATAATTAAGGTGGAACCTCCTACCATCCTTTTCATACTGCAAACGTCTGTCATTTATAATTCGCTTGTATGCAAATTCCAAATGATTACGTATTCTTGGGTCGTCTAATTTTCTATCCCTGTTTCTATTGTATTGTATCTCATTCCAAAAATGATTCTTTTGTGTACCCGTTGTACCTACCTTTATAATAGTACCACCTGTACTCGAAACCATAGGTTCTATACTTTTGGTAGCAATAAAATCGTCCACATCTTGTGCTTCCTCAATTATAATAAGGTCGTATGTCTTAGATTCAATTTTTGATTGTTTACTTGCCGTTTGACCCATAAGATATGAGCCATTACTTAATTCAAGTCTTACTTCACTTTCCGCATAAATATCAATATCGGGGTCGGCCATTATCATTTCCGCATTTGCAGAGTTCAACCTTAACATTGCCCTCGAATATGTAGTAGCAACTTGGTCTGATTGTGGAGCAAAAAGTCCAACCCTGAAACCCGTGCTGAATTGGTCTAAATCGGGAATAATCTTTGCAAGTGCAGGCATAAGTACTGTAAGAGTATCTATAACAAATGCCATAACCTCAGATTTACCCGATTGCCTCGATAACAGTACCGTCTTTACATCCCCTGAAAAAGTTATTACGGAATAAATAATCGAATATGCAATCTCATATTGATATTCATACAATGAAAGTCCTGTAAGTACTCTTCCGAATTCTATAATTTTACCCGTTATCTCATGTGCGTCGAAAGATACTGTTTTTCCTTTTAGGGAATCTGTTGAAATATCGTCAAATTCCGTTCCCTCTGTTGCAAAAACATACCCCGAATCTCCTAATTTTGTTTTTCTACTCATAGCACTCCTCTAATATCATATTCCATATCACCCATACTTAATCTGTACTCATTAAGTTCCTCATCAACTTTATTGGTAGCCGAGTAATGATAATCGTTACAATCAACCCAACAATTAGGTGTCTCGTACAGTCTTACTTTTTCAACCCATATACCGTGTTTTTCCTTATCGAAAAACTTATTGGTTATATAGAAAATTTCCGATGCAATATTTTCCGCAGAAGGATTTACATCTTCCCCAGAACCAAGTCCCATCAACCACAACTTCCAACCGTTATTGTTTACAACTCCGATTAATTCCTTATCCATCGGGTTTAACATAGCTGCATGGTCGAATCTGTCATCAATGAAAGAACCCAATACACGTTTCAACTCCTTAAAGTCTATTGCGTATCCAATAGCTCTCAATACATCATAGCCGAAAGTTACTTCGGCTTTAAATCTGTGTCCGTGCAAATTGAAGCACTTAACACGCTCATTCATTACTCTGTGAGCCGTGTCAAATTCAAATGTTCTTGTTATCGTTTGCATAATTGTTTCTTATTGTATAGGAATAATTGTCCTTTATTCTGCTGGCAAAAAATTCTCCCTTACTTTCAGCCTTTACAAACTTAGTCCAAACTTGTGGATAAACATTTTTGTATATGTAAGTAAGTCTCGGCCTATTCAAAAAAACTATAAACAGCTCATGAGTATTTCTGGAATAGTCTATGCTTCTAATGTTTCTCGACTTAACGTTCATATCCTTTCCGTTTGGATACAAAAATAGGGAATATTTTTCAATATCCCCTAATTTAATTACTTATTTCAATTCCTGCCATAGTAAGAAATAAATTAATCATACCATGCAGGTTTCACAATTCCACCTTCCCATTTTTTCATCTTACTATGAAATATATACCATTAACCCTACTAACAGTTCTATTTTTAGGGTTAGTAATAATATATTCCTTATACTTATTATCATCTGTACTTTCGCCAATTAACTTTTCGGCCATACTTTCATAACTTCTTTTATGCCCATTTTTAGTCCAAGTATTATTAGCCTCCTTATGGAATTTGTTATACTCTTTTTTGCCCAGAGCCTTTATAAGGGTATTCTCAACTTTAAGAGCCGTTTCATTCTCAGGGTCATTATCTTTATTCCAATTATACCACACTTTAAAATCACCTAAGCTAACAGGAATTTTCGACAACTCTTTACGTGTTTTAAGTTCTTCACCGGAACCCACTTTTTTGAGTGCCTCCTTAGCCATACTTGCAGCATCATATTTAGCCGTGTGTTGTTTAACCTGTGTAACTTTTCCCGATTTAGTTTTACGTGTGTGAGCTCTTACAATTTTTTCCTTCTTCATAGCAATTAATTTTTTAATTATAAAAGTCTTCTCCACTTCTAAGAGTATTGAAGACTTTTACCCGTTATGAACATTTCCTACTTAGACCCTTTGGGGTTAAATACAGCTTTACCTCCCTTCTTGAAGGTAACATAGTCCGTGATGTTATTCTCAAGATAATCTCCAGCACCTTTTCCATACTTGGCATCCAATTTTTTCTTTTGCCTGTTAAGACTATTTTCAGCCTTTTTATACCCTTTAAAAGGTTTACCTGTTTCTTGTTCATTGTAAAGACCACTGTCCATAGCATCCCAAGCCTTAAACAACTCGACAGCTGCCGGGTCTTTAAGCATGTTGTCAAGGTGAAGGTCTTTGTTAAAAACTCCACCTTTTTTACTTGCAATCTCCATACCTGCACCCTTCTTATTTTTAAGGGCTTCTTTTGCCATATCAGAAGCATCGTATTTAGCTACGTGCTGCCTTACCTGAACGGTTTTACCCGACTTAGTTTTGCGGGTATGCGCTTTCACTACTTTTTCTTTTTTCATAAATTTCTAATCTTTGAATGTTTAATGTTTGTTATTTATTGCTCCTACACAATCATTTTTCTAATCTGTATTTTACAGTCCGAACGATGTAAGTTTTTTTACTTAATCGTCCAATACCAAAATACTCACATAACTTTCTTAGCACTTCAAAACTAACTGCACCCTTATCGTAAAGATAAGGTCGAATAGCTTGCCCTCCCATTTTCTCACCAATATCGGTTTTAAGGAAATTGGCAACTCCACCATAATTCTTTTCAATGTGGCTCCTTATCCTTTGTTTTATTTCCTCTATTTCGATAAGTTCACCATTTTCTGTGTTTACTTTTCTTCTTGCCATAGTAATTTAATTTTTGTGGTTGGTTCTAATTTCCCTTCATAAGAAACCAATCCTAATTTTTCACCCATTAAAATTAGCATTTTAATTATTTGAAGATAAGGAGTCCATTGTTCTCCATCCTTACGAACATGTCCCAAAGATAATATAAATTCTCCATTCTTTTCACTAATTTGTGAAAGCATTGATTTAATATTTTCTTTTTGTTCCCAGAATGTTTTTCTTACACCGATAACTCCATCAATCTCCACTATTACATGCTCAAACCATATATTCTCAACATTATAAGTTCTTAGTTCCATTTTCAATATTCAATTATAAAAGCACTATATTTTTGCACTTCATAGCAACCGTTTTATATGCACTTCATACGGTGGTTTTATAGGTACTTTATAGGGACGTTTTAGACTGTTTTAAGTAGTTTCAAGCGTTCAAATAATTCGTACACTCATAGCAACCAAAGCACCACCACAACAAAGAGAAGGAATTTCCAAAACTTCTTTTTTGTCAATAGGTACAGCACTAAAAAAGTAATTACGAAAGTTAGTAACATATCAAAATCTGTTTAGGTTGTTAAGTAATTCCTCTTCCGTGTAACCACGTGCATCCAACATACCCTTAAAATTGTCAACCACATATTGGCTGCTCTTAAAGTATGTCATCACCCAAATAATCTTATTGTGCCAAGTAACATAGTACTTGCCTTCACTCTTCACTACTTTAAAAGTTTGACCCAAATACTCAAACTCTTTAAGTACTCTTTGATTACTGTTTAATAAGTCTCTCATAATCTTTGCAATGTTAGTAATTATTTTTTATTTTCCAAAATCTTGTACCATTTATCAAACTTCATTATTCCTATTCCTTTACCATAGCAAATTCCGAAGTCCGTATTGGTTATGGTTCTTACTTTAAATTCGCCATCCTCAAATATTTTGATTTTGTCTCCGACTTTTAATTCGTCCGTAAACAGAATATCCTGCGGTGCATATAAACCAACAACGACGCACAAACAGGATAAAATGTTTGCATTCTCAACCGTGTTCTTTAGTAACTTACTATTGTAAGAAACATCATTATCCTTCACAATTGGATTCTCAAGTAACTCCTCGAACGTAATTTCTCCACTTGCAAACTTCATAAGTTGCGGCATAACCTTCGGCTCATAATGCAGAATATATTTTTCTATAAACGGAACCGCCGGAATAAATTTTCCATCAACTTCAATTTTATCTCCTTTTAAAATACCCACCTCTTTACATTCCGGTAAAGATGTACCGACAAAATCCGTTCGTATTGCCTTTTTAGGTTTGTCCGAGAACGTTGTATCATCCTTAACCAATTCTTCCAGCATTGTTAGCATTTTTGCATATCTTATTTTTCGTTCTTTCCATTTCTTAATAATTTTACCAGCATTAACTCTCCACTTCCTATTCGGAATCATTTGTTGAAAATCCAGAGGGTCAAATTTTGTTTCAACTCCTTTTCTTATTGCTTCAATTTTATTGATGACTTTTTCTCTTAAATCATCAATAGATACTTTTGCCTCTCTGACTTGTGGAGTTACCAACTTTTCTCCGTTCTCTTTTGCCTTTTGCATATCCTCAGGACTTGTTTCTTTAATAGGTTTATCAAACCAATCACCCAATTCTCTCGGAGTAGGTATTCCTTCAAATGGAGTATCCACAATCGAGTAGTTATCCCGAATGTCCTCAACAATAAATCCTTTTTCATTATCGAACTTCATCCGATAATCACGGAAATAAAGTTTTCCTTTTTTGATAGGACAATCCTCATTGAACCTATCTTTAAGATAGCGTTGGTAGGTTATGAAACTTGCCTCTCCTACTTCAATATCGTCCACCGTTAAATCGGAAAACGATTTTAATTTCTTCACCGTCTTTTTTACAGGGTCTGTAACTACGTATTTGCATCCGTCTTTACCGTTAACAATATCTCCCTTGTTCAACGGTGCAACTTCCTGTTTTTTGTTCCTCTTGGAAGTTTTCTTTTCAACTTTACTTTTTCTTTTTGTTACTATTGCCGATAGAGCGACTTTTGAAATCTTTTTCATACGTTTATATTTTAGAAGTTTTTCATTGCCTCAATTGCTTTCTCCATATTCTTTTCAACGAATAGTGTTTGGTACAGCCACGTGGTAAGTACTCTGTAATCTTTTTTCTTTTCAAAGCGACTGTACTCTTCAAAGAACCTGTCCACTAATTTTTCATCCTCAGTTATATCGAAACTGATGAAAGCATTTACACCATCCCATATATCCTCATCCTCTTTTGAAATGGTATCATCCTCAGGGTCGAGTTCCACCCACTTATAAAAATCGTCCAATGTAAATTCCTTCTTGGTCAACTTTTTTACTACCTCCTTATGAACTTGCGTTCCACTTCTCAGGTAGTTAAACGAACACATAATTCTCTTACCTTCCAAGTCCTCCAAACTCACAGAATATTTAGTCCTACGTGTCGAGTACTCCACAACTTTATAAACCTCACCGTTAACTTCCCAATAACTTCCTAAGAAGTTACCCGTAAATGAAAGGTAACGATGCGCAGCCTCATTCGCAATGAAATTCTCCATTTCCGAGAACTCCATCTCACCACTTTCGGAAGTTTCTCTCATTGTAAATGTAGCTGTTGCCTGTTTATCACCTATTCTTATTTTTTCAATTTTAAATGACATACTATATTTTCCTTCAATGGACTTTAAGAAGTCCTCCAATTCTTTGGAAAACTTTTTTATTTTATCTCTTTCCATTTTTAATTACAGGTCTAATTTGTTCAACATAATCCCACAACTTCGGGTCTATATAACTTGCCTTGCATACACCCGGAGTGTTGTTTAAATGTTCCGATACCTTAACTGCAATTTCCTTAATCTCGGAATTGAATTCTCTTTTAGATTTTGGAAATTCTCTTTTCTCAATTTCACTTAGTGTTTCATACGCTACCATATTAGCCCTCATAGTTCTGAAATCTTTCGGACTAAAATTCTTACCGACATACGTCTTAATAAACTTGGTAAGCTCGTATGCACTTATTCCGAACAAGGTATCCTCGCACATCTCAACAAGCACTCTTACTTGTTTTGCCAGCTTTCCTTTAAGAAAGAAACTGTTTTCCACCTGTTTCTTACCTATAAAGTTTAGGCAAGTCTTGTGAGGTGCTACAATAATGTGCTCCGCTTTAAGAGTTGTTAGTCCGTATGTTTTTACGAACTCAGGCTTTTTCTTACTATTAGGATGAGGTTTTGTCATGTACCCTTCTGCAGAGTCTTCGTTTCCAACTCTTATACCCGTGTACATCATCAGCCTACACGCAAGTGCCAACCTTGCATTTTTTGTTATCCCATTTCCTTTTTCAATCATACGGTTGAATTTCTCGTCAAGTTCTTCGAACCGCATTGCCAACTTAGTAGCTCTATTGAATTTACATTCATAACTACCCGCTGCGGGTCTCATGAACTTATATTCCTTTCCATTTATCACTATTGTTTCCATTTTATTTTCCGTAATAAATGATACACTCCACTATAAATGCTATCACTCTTATTGCGAGATAACCACCTCCAATTATTATTGTGGCCATGACTGCTCTTTTATAAGTTTTCTCTTTCATTTTAATTTCCTCCTAATCACTTTATATTGGCCTCTAATTTTAGTAGCATAGTAGCTACCTTTTGAAACCGCCCTTTTAAACATTGCTACTCTTTGTGAGGTTACTCCATAGTAACAATATATCATCTCACCTATTTGTATGTCAAGTCTCTTTTTATCCTTGTGGTAAGTAGCCGACTTGATAAAGCTACTTCTTAATTTGATTACAGTTTCCATATTACTCATTTATAGTATTGTTAATCCATTCTGAAACATATTCGATAAACTCTCCTATGGAAGTAGTCCAATACACTTCCTTTTCTTCGGTTGCGAAAGTGTAGTATTGTCCATCAACATATAAGTATCTTACTTGCGGATATTCCTTGTCAGGTTCTTGAGCTTCAATAACGAACTCTTCACCCTCCCAAGTAAATTTAATCCTATTTTTTATTAGTGCCTTGTACAAACGGTCAATCCTTTTAAAGTAAACTTCCTCATCCTTCTTCACGGTTACTGAATAGTCCACCGAACTTGCTTCCAGATATGCGGGGTCATAAGGCTCTGCAATTGTAATCTCAGGAGTCCATTCTTTTTCCAAATTTACTACTCTTCCCTTACTGTCATAGTCCCTCCTATCTTCGGGAAGGACTATTGCATTTTGAAATCTATTATTCGTTTTCATTACTGTTCCTTTCTTACCCAATGTATTCTTCAAACTGTTCCAGATAACTATCAAATATCCGAACAGCCTTTTCTATATACTGTTCCGTATAAGTAATGGCAGGAGCATCCAACTCCTCTTCAAATAATCCGTATGTGAACTCTCCCATAACAGGAGCCACAACGGCAATATTGTACCTCTTCCCAGAGGTGTAACTAAATTTACCATAAGTATCCTCATCCACCGCTTTTTTATACACGGCGATTAAATACTCCACGTATTCTCCGTCTTCAAAGTGTGTAAGGTAGAGTAGGTTTCTATTCATAGTTAAACTACCTTCACTAAAAATCTTTTTTACATCATCTAAAGTTTTCATAATTCTGAATTTAATTTTATAGCCTACTCTTTTCTTTGGTTTTTCGGCATCCACCATTTTTGTTTGAATTTCAATGTTTACAAAGGTAGTTATTTCTTATGTACTAACATACTGTTTTTTGTTAATAAATTGTAAGTTTTAAAGCAATAACAGTAATCATATATAAAATAACGTTAAAACAGAGCATTTTTGTTAACATTGCTGATTTTCAGAGGGTTACAATTTGTTAGTACCCTAAAAATACATACTTCTTTATCGATAACACAAGGTAAATAACACAGGTAACCGTATGAATAACCATATAAACTACCATATAAACACCCTTACAAGTAACTACAAACATGCAGCACTAACATATAAATTAATTCCTACCGTAAAATTTTTACGTAAAAAGTACTCGTATAAACTACCCGAATATACATATATAAGATTCCCACCGTTTTAGTTATTGTTTAAATAATTATGCGCCGGAAAATATATTGCCGGAAACATATCATTCGATAATATAAATAATGTAATCCAAATATTACTTACCAGCATGTTATATATCCGTGTAGTATTATTCGTAGTATCTCATTCGTGTAATATAAATACATAAACTATCCACACATTACTACCCGCATGTTATTTGTCATGCACTAACTTTTGTCTCAATCTTGAAAAAATTCATTCTGTTTTATGTCGTGTAGCCCATCCAACCCGGAGTAAGAATCCCATTTAAGGGGTGGGGGCTGTCTTTTGAGCACAGGTATTTACTATCTTCCGTTCTATTCTTGTCTTATCTCTCTATATTCTTATAATTATCATTCTTATTCCGTCCATAAATAATTTATATTTCCGCATTATTTATATTCTTATTTACTCTTATATATTTCCGCAATTAGTTTATCCCGCAATTTTATGTTTTATATTCCCATATATCTATATCTCCGATAACAATAATATAGTTTATAATTATTCCCGCATTATCTAATCTGTCTTATTACTCTGTTTATGGTTATTAATTTATTATTTATCCCCGCCAATCTAATCTTTTCCTATATTTCCGTTATTTAATATTCGTGATTACTTATTCTCATGGTTATATCTATGTAATATTACTTGTAATATTCTCTCATATATTAATCTCCGCAAATATATTCTTATATGTATTCTTATATGTATATATCTCCGTAGTTATATTCTTATATAGTGCGCCTTATTATAATAACTATTTCCGCAATTAATTATTCTATGTATATATATATTCCCGCATTTAATTAATTTCACGCAGTTATATTTCCGTAATTAAATATTTCCGCAAATATTTCCATAGTTATATGCGCCCATATAGTAATATTCTTATTAAATTACTTAATTGCGCTTATTAGTTATTCTTATTAGTTATTCTATATAAATCTGCACGATTATAATTCTAATTCTGTGTAATTCTAATTATAATTTTGCGCAATTAATTCCGTAAAATAATTCCGTAATTAGATAATTCTGTAATTAAATTCCGTGTAATAAATTCTGTATATATAACTATATAAATCCGTGTAATTAATATTCCAATTAAATGCGCAATTAATATCCTAACTAATTCCGCACAATAATATTCTATGTAATTAAATGCGCCAAAATAACTAAATTCTTATTTAAACAATAAATAAAATAATCTGTAAATTCGCCGGTAAATTAGTTATTCCATTAAATATAACACATCTATAAGCCGCATGTATAGTAGATTCCATAACAGTATAGATATAGCCGTTATCCTAACTGTATCTGTAATTATTCTATCTATTCTTACCTATCTATTTATTCTTATCTATCCGGCTTATGTAAGTCTGAGGATGTACAAGTCTTATTGGTGAATATGTATATTAGTCTTTATATAGTATGTTAGTTATATTAGTACTTACTACTATATTAATATTAATATATTACTCCCACGAATTGTTTCTATTTATACTTCCGCATGTATTTCCCGCAATTGTTACCTCTTTTTATTTACTTGTTTACTTATTCTCATACAACCGCCTGTTTTATTATTGTTGAATAGGTTGTACAAGTAAACCTATATACTCCGTATTACTGTTTATTCCTTTACTATAAATGCTTTTCCCGCAATTTGGGATATTACTCCCGCTTTTAGTGTGTTTTTGGCTCTCAAAATAATCAATTTTATAGGTTTCTATTACATTCCCACAATATTCCCGTAATATTATTACCCGTTTTGGCACAAAAATAGGGAGAACCTCTTCACAGAGACCCTCCCCCACTCTTTTAATATTCACTCTTGTGTAACCTGCGTAAGGTATCGCAGATTTTCCTTAATATACTTGCGTATTTATTCTTAATAATTCGTTTTCTGGCACTATTGTGGCCACTTTATTTCCCTCAAAATATACATAACACATCTTTTCCGAAAAAGAAGATACTTTCTTACTGTTTACGTATCTTATAAACCTACCGTCTTTGTATGAAACTCTGTTAGATGATGTAAGTTTTACTATTCTCCTTACTTTATCTCCCATTTTTAGTGGCTCCATAACAGGAATCATTCCGTTTTTCTTGTTCTTTTCGTTTATGAGTGTTTGCATGTTCAATGTATCACAGTCCAAACCATACAATACGGAAATTTGAGTAAGTATGCTTTGAAATTCCGAAAGCGCATTTACAAGTTCCTTCTTTGTACTTACGGTTTTTCTGTTTGAATATTCCGCATACGCACTTCTGAACATTTTATGTTTTTCGTTCAGTGCCGCTACCATTTTATCCATATCATCTCCATAGGATATGGTAAGATATTCCGAGATTAATCTTTCTACGTTTGTCATACTTATTTATATTTCAATGTAAGCAAATCCTCATAGAAACCTTCCCAAGTATTGTAAATGTCTTCGGACATCGATACAAGTACCCGCTTATACTTTACGAAACCCTCATCAACTTCCTCAATAACCAAAAATGGGTATTTACTTCCTTTCTGAAACAGATACCTTATGTTGTTTTTGAGTATTGCACTCCTAAGTTTCTTTAATGAAGTCGCCTTCACTACAATTTCCTTGTTATTCTCATAGGAAGTAATTCCATAGAATTCACCTCCTTTCTTATGCCGTTTGGAATAGTCTTCCGAGTTTACTTCAAAAGTCAAACGGTCATAGAATAATTCTTCCTCAGATTTTCCCATATCCTTTATCATTCTTTTAGCGATGTATGTATTAATTCCGTAATAGTCTATGTGTACTTCATAGGGAATTCTTTTAAGGAGCTTCTTGGTATTATCCCTGTTTATTTCGATAAGAACAAAGCTCCTGTATTTCCCCGTAAGAATATCAAATACTATACTCCATTTGAGTTTGAAAAGTTCCTTGTTCATTTCTTTTTTATTAAAGCCCACTTATAGTAAAGCGATAAATTTCCTGCGTCCAATATTTGTGAGGGTTTCAAATTCCCGATAGCTTGTAATTCAAATTCGGGCTTATATACCCTCATGATAACATCACCCTTAACATAATCCGTATAAAATTCGCTCTCGGTGGTTTTTATCTTCCTGAATTTATACAGTATCAATATAAACACTCCCAAATTTAGTAACAAATTTGCAATTATAAGAACAATATCCGTTGTCATTTTCCAAAAATTTTATACGTTCTCGATAAATACATGCCAAACATAATCTCCATCCTGTACAGTTCCTACATACTGTAAGTTGTCCTCATGTATTGTAATTCCTGTACCATATATGTGAATATTCCTTTTTACTTTTGGCAATTCCTCATTTACCATCGCCCACAAGCAAAGATTTCCACCCTGCATTTGAACAGATAGAATTTCCGAATCGATAGATAACTCTAAGCTCTGTTCTCTGTTAACGTCCAGAATGTACTTATAAATTACTTTCATATTCCTAATATTTAGATGGTTTTAAATTCCTCATATTTTTTCAATTCACTTTCAGTGGGATACCTAACCCTATCCGGGTCAAAATAAGCAACTTGTGATGGTGTTCCATCAATACTTACTGCCGAACCTACCATTGCAATGGCCATTCCTGTAAGCATGAGTATAACCTGAAACAATGTAACATCTCCATTGTCATCCTCAAATGCGAGAATGGTTCCATACTCAACATTCTTTGATACTAATGGAAACGCTTTTTTACCCCTACCTCTTTTACGTGTAATTGGTTGTTCCTCTTTCATAGTGTTTCAATGTATTTATTCCACAATTCAAATAATTGTTTCCCTATATTTGCCGGCAATTGCAATATGTACTTCATTACATTTGCCTTAGTCTCCTCAAAAGATTCTTCTTTGTTGTAGCCCCAATGAAAACTATCCGCTCCGCAATAAAAATGTGTTTTACTGTCAAATCGTATATTAAGATAATAAAAACTATTTTTAAAAACAAATTCCCTATTTGTTGCCAAATAAGGAATAAGCCACAAATCAATAAGATTCATATTTACCTCAAATTCTTTTTAAGTTCAAGGTAAAAAGATAAACCAAATTCCCTAATCAAACTATCCTTAGAAAAATCCACAAGGAATATGTTTTCCTTTTTACCCTTTATGCGTGCAGGCTCACAAATCTCACCATAAAAATCTTCAACTTTCAATACAGGTCTTTTACCGCTTTCATCCAGAAACAAAGGATACAATCCGCAATGTCTCGGATAAGGAACATCTGTTTGCATTTTCAGTACACAACCTCCCTTTTCCAAATGACAGTATATACATTTGCCCTTAGGTGTAATCGATATGTAATTTGTCTCAGGCTCATTCTCATAATGATATACAGGCTCCACAGCATCATCTTTTGCATCATCTTCAACGAGTTCCCTCAGTTTATCCTTAAATTCGATAATACTGTCTGCTTCATCATCCGTAACAAGTGCTCCTTCATACTCACCCGCCTTACCTCCATGACAACACCAACCTTTACACGCTAAATAATCACATGCAAATTTGGTAGTAAATACTTCTTCGGATATTTCTATACCCTGAATAATCATAACTTAATAAGTTGATAAAATTCGTTTCTTAAAGCACCCTCAAAGAATGCCCCACCGAGTTTAGACGTTATAGTATCGGAGTTCTCATCTTCAATACCTCTTGTCTTAACGCAAAAGTGGTCAGCTCTAATCATAACCGCCAAGTTTTCGGTGTCCAATATGTAGGATAAAGCGCACCAAATTTGTTCGGACAGTCTTTCCTGTACTTGCGGTCTTCGAGAGAAATACTCCACAACTCTGTTTAATTTGGATAATCCAACAACCTTTCCGTTCGGTATATATGCAACGACCGCTTCTCCTACAATAGGTACAAAATGATGTTCACAAACAGAATGTACTTTAATCCCACGCTCGATAAGGAAGTTATCGTACTCCATCTTATTCTCGATAGTCATAATCTTTGGGAAGTTATTGTAATTTAACCCCCAGAATATTTCCTGAGTGTACATTTTGGCAATCCGTCTCGGAGTATGCGAAAGACTGTCATCGGATATGTCCATGTTAAGAGCTTCGAGTATTGACCTGAAACTGTTTTCTATGATTTCAAATGCACTTTCGTTAACTTCGGAAACTTTCATGGGAGTTTCCAATCCCCTTTCAACAAGTAATTCATGAATTTTTTGTCCAAGAACAGGGTCTGTCTTCGATTTGTCCAATGCCATATTAAAGTGATTTTGTAATTTCCAGAAAACGGTTATAGTCTTCCTTAGACTTAAACATATCTGAACATTCCATAAGCACTTCGAGTAAATCCTTTTGACTAATATCTCTATCGGTCATTTGCTGACTTACAGAGAATAAATCCTTGCACGTCATACATATATCTCTGTCAATTCCTATCGAGTGGGTCTTGGTAGTATCGTAAAAATACACAATTCTCTTGCGCAATACTCCTACTGAACCTCTCGGAATCAGGTAATCTCCACCTGCACCTATGTAAATGTTCTCTTTTAACCGTATTTCCATACCACAAATATAGCAATTATTCCATAAATACTAATTAAAAACGGAATATCTTAATCCAAATCACCCTCATTTTCCTCAGCATATTCATTGTTTACGATTAAAACGGCATTCTCGAAGGTTAAACCCATATTCATAAGATTTCGCCTTCGTTGCCGTTTGTAAATGACACGTTTGGCAGCCATACTTCGTAACCCCAAATTCATATCGGCTATGGTAACAAGTCTCCTTGTACTGTCAACTCCGAGTGTCTCTATGTACTCATTTAAGTCTCCCATAACTCAATTAATAACAGGTTTTATGGTAACATCTCCCTCTTGCAGCATCATTCTTAAACGAATTTGTGATGCCATGTCCAATTTTGTACAATCAATATTGAACTCATCAATCCGACCTATAATTGTCATAATTCTTTCGGTTGCAGATTCACAAGATTCCCTTCCTGTTTGTACGCCCAATAAGATTTCAAAGATACTTTCCTTCATAGCTCATTATTTTTAAGAACAATCATCTTCTTAGGTACATAGCAAAATTCAAAATGTTTGCATTGTCCTTTCCTATTTGACGATTCAAACAATCTACATCCTTCGCAATCTTCATACTTATCTGTCTTTAAACAGAACTCCTTAGTGGCTCTACAAAAGAAATACTCGGACTTCAAATCCTTTTCAACCGTCCAAATAATAAGTTCTTTCAGTTTCTCCTTCCGCATTTTTGAAACGAAATAAGACTTCGGATATAGTATGGGGTCGTCTAAGTTATCGCTTGCATAAAGATTTTCTGTTTTCATAGTCTTATTCTTTACCTTCTATTTCAGGTAACTCCGGAATTTCAGCCCAATAATCGAAAGCATAATTATCATCAATATGACAATTAGCCATTATTTTACCCCTTCTTACATAAGGCTTGTCGTAGGCTACTGCCCACATCCAACCATCATAAATTAGCTCCCTAATTCCAAGACAGATAGTGTTATTCCTGGAGTTATACAACCAAACAAGTTGTCCTATCTCAGGGAGTCTCTCTTTTGTAGCAACGAAATTTTTCATAATCATAAAATTTTTAATTTGTTATTAATTAGTTTATTCTCCTCCGTTTGGACTGTAAGAAACCACATCCTGAACGGTTTTCTTTTTGCAGTTTGAACATTCAAAAGCTCTCGGATATTGAATGTAATCCTCCATTGCATCAACAAATTCCAAATAAGAAAATCTGTTTGCAGGTGAGAAATGCCATTTTGTTAAAGTGCCACATCTTCTGCACTTTGTTTCGTAATTGTAATTTTTGTCTTCCATAACTACTTACCTCCATGAGTATCCAAATATTTTTCGATTATTTTCTCGATAAGAGATTCGGTTTTTTCCAACACTTCCAAGCGTCCCATTCTTCTACCCGCCTCAGGTACTGTACATTCTTCCTTGCATAAATCTCTTGCAATATTTACCCCATAAGCAGCTCTTCCTCTTAATTCAAATAGGTAATTGATAAATTCCTGATTAGATTCCATAGTTGTTATTCTTTAAATTGTTTTAATCCCTGAATCGTTTTTTACCATGATTGTTCCATCCTGATGCAATCATTAAAACGGCCCAAATAAACATGGCTACTAAAAGTACAATTTTCCACTGTTTCCATAGTTGATAATGTTTTAATTTAACCTCATAGGGAGATTTTTTAAGTCTTTCCTCCTAACTTTTTACAGGTGTGGTCAACTCACCCGACTTGTTTCTCAGACAAGTACCTATAAGGTTAATACCTACAATACTTTTACCTCAAAATAACGGAAACGAAATACGTCCGGAAGTTTGGTAGCTCCTTCCGGCAGACGTCCTCCTGTCAATTGAGCAACATACAACGTATCACCTTTGTTTAATGATACATTAATCCTGTTATACTGAACTCCTAATAATAAAGCCGTATCGGAATGTCCTACGGCAGATATTACTTCCGGGTCAGTTACTAATTCCTCAAACTCATTTCCTGTAATCTCTCTTACAGAGACCACTGAATCCCCATTCAACATTTGAAGGGAAAACGAATTGCTAATAATTTTCATTGTTTTCTGTTTTATTTGTTAACTTTGTCCAAAATATCTTTTGCTATTTTCTTTGCGATATCGACGAAAATAAATGCTTCATCAACAGAACTTGGATATGCTCCTTCATAGATATCTTGGAACGCTTTAATCATTTCTTTGCTTATATCAGCATTATTTCCTATTTCTTCATAGTAAATGATACCAATGAAGCCTTGTTGGAATAAAGCGTTTGGCTCCATCCCCTTCACATCTATCTGAAGGATATTTATATCACTCCTATTCACGATTTCCTCAAACATTTGAGGTGTGTAAGCAATTTCTACTCTTTTCATAATTGTTTATCTCTATTTAATTTATTATACAGAAAATAGAACCCTCTCGTAAAACCCTGTTTGTAAGCCGTTAAAATTGAATTGTCGATTTTAGAATGATATCTGTTCTTCGCTTGCTGAGCCAGAAAAAGATTCAATAATTTTATTCTTTAACTCGGTAAGTTCCATCGCTTGTTTTGATTATTTGTAAATAGTTTAAGTAATCGGTTTCTGTAAATTCC